CTTTGATTCTTTTGCTTCATTAGTTAAATCTAAAATTTCACAAAGATAATGGCATTCAATCCAACCGCCCAGAATGAGAATGGCTTTTTACAATCCAACACTTACGTTGGAAAAAATAGCCTTAATCGAACAAACCCCTATGCAAATGTTGACGGCTTAAACGCTGAGCAACTTTACGGGGTTGATACCTATGAAGACCGTATTCCAGTATCGTTTAGTTGGCATATTGCTTCAGCTGGTGACAGAACTACGGTTACACCAATTTACGGTGTTACATCTGCTTCCGATTATTTAAAGTTCAACTTGATTGACGAAAGTGGTAATGAGGCTTACGGACGCTGGATATCTTCAGCACCTTCAGCAGCCTTTGACATTACAACCACCGCGTTAAACACGGCGAACGATTGGAAGGCATTCTTTGCTACCTCTAAGGCTGGGGCAAAGACAGAATTTTCATTTAAAATTGAATCAGCAGCAGTTTTAACAAACACAACTGCGACGATTACTTACGCAAACCTTTAAAATTAAAAACAAATGGCATTAGTTGAAATAAGCCAACTTGACGTATCCTTTAGAGGTACAGAGGCAAACAACATATTTTTAGAGCCTGTCTTTTTTGACGATGATTTACGCGGACAATTCCGTGTTCTTGGAAACGTCGCAAATAAAAAGAAAATGGTATTTGTCCAAGACCTTGAGAATATTGTAAGAAAATATTCTGGTTGCGGATTTAACCCAGTTGGCTCGGTTGACATTTATCAGCGTACAATCGACGTTGAAAAAATGAAGGTTGACCTTGAAATGTGCTGGGACGAATTTGAAGACACCGTCTTCGAGGAGTTATTGAAAACAGGAACAAGGCTTCCAGACGTATCGGGAACATTAATTGAAAATATCTTATTGACCCGTACACAACAGGCGATAAGAAATGACATTACCCGTCTTTCTTACTTTGGTTCACAGGCATCAAACAATCCTAATTATGATTCATTAGATGGATTTTGGACAGTTTATTACCCGCAGTTAGTTGCCGATGATTTGATTCCAAGAACAAACACGGGCTCAGGTGCAGACCTTGCGGCTGGTGATGGCTTTGCGATCCTTCGTGCAATCTACGACCAAGCACCTTTACAGTTAAAAGGTTTACCCGCTAACCAAAAGGTGTTTAATGTAACTGGTTCTGTATATTCTCAACTTCGTGAAGACATCGAAGAAGGCGGCGGCGGTGATTACGGTTTACTCCAGTTGATTAACGGGGTTGAGCAATTTACCTTCCGTGGTGTGCCTGTTGTTGCTCAATGGAGATGGGATGACATCGCAACATCTTTGGGAACAACCAAGCCTCATTATGTGGAATACACAACCCCACAAAATAAGGTTATTGCAACCGACGTATTAAGCCCTGAGACGGCTTTGGAACTTTGGTATGACCAGAAGGACGAAAAGGTGTATATTAAGGCTCGTTTCAAGATGGGTGTTAATTATATCCACCATTCATTAATCAGCGTAGGCTACTAATATAAGAATCAATGAGTAGTATAACAAGCGGATGGCTTAACCAATGTGTCGATGGAACTTGCGCTGGTGGTATCGGTAAACTTTATATCGCCAATGCAAATCAAGTTACTGGTTTTACCGCCAATGCCACGGCAGCGGTTACAGCGATTACAATGTCATCAACTGCCTCAGTATTTTACGAGGTGGAATTTCGGGACAATTCGGGAGCATTTACCGAAACCGTAACACAAGACCCAGACACTTTGTCTGTTGCAGTTGAGCAAAGCTTGGTAGGTATTATAAACTGCCGTGACCAAGAGTTAAGAAACTTAATTCAAGACATGGCGGGACAGGCTTGCGGATTGGTTTGTGTACACGTGGAAAATACGGGTAATTATTGGATTTGGGGTGCGGAAACCATTGGCGCAAAGAAAAGACCAGCAAGGCTAACAAGCGCTGAAGGTTTATCTGGTGCTTTGTTTACGGATTCAAATCAGGAAACATTGACGATAACTTGCCGTACCACGAACAAAGCAAGATTCATAGTTGACGGTGCAACCGTAATGGGAGCGCTTGATTAAAACATGAAATATGATAGTCAGGGAAAAAAGTAAGTTGATGATTTACGTCGGGGCTGACCCAACGGGAAAGGCGGGAATACTAAAGAAGGCTATCGGAAATTTTACACAGGCAGAATTAAGGGGTTGGTACAGTACCAACCCCACATCTGTTAGCCAACACGTTATTTTTACTCCCGAGAAAAAAACCTATGAGCCAAATAAAGAAGACGATTCAAGCAGTACCGAACAGGGCTAACAGAAATTTAAAAAGAAACAATAGCCCTTTATTGGCTTCCGTTACTTTGGATACCTCAAACACTATGTTAGTGCAAGAGGATATTTTCAATGAACCTTCCAGAGAAAGGCTTGATTTTACAGGGGCTAAATGGGTTAGATTCTTTACCCAAAAAGATGACTTTTTAAAGAGTCTTATTGCCATTGTGAACAATTCCCCAACGCTTCGGCGTATCATTGAGGACAAGGTTAACATGGTTGTCGGTGATGGATTTATCCCAATGAAAGGAAAGTCTAATACCTTACTTACAACCTCGATGAAGGGAGAGGTAATTACGGATGATTCTTTAAATGAGATTGAGGAAGTTATTGGACAAGTTAACTTGCACGCACAAAACTTGCAAGAAGTGCTTGGCTCATTGGCTTTTGATTACGATGCTTTTGGAAATTGCTTTGCAGAAATTGTAAGGGGAAAGGTTGGTTCTCAGCCTTTCACCTACATTTACCATGTCCCAGTTTATAACATTGGCATCAGGAAAGCCGAGGCGGATCAGATTATAAGGTCGGTTGGCATTTACGACAACTGGGAAGAAGTGCCACTTACAACCGAGGGGACATATTACGAAAGGGAAGGGTTTAGAGAAATACCAATTTACCCAGAGTTCAAGAAATTAGAAGACGGAACGGAGCGTTCAATTATCCACGTCAAACAATATGCGGCTGGTTATTTCTACTTTGGTTTACCTGAGTGGATTGGGGCGAAGATGTGGGCAGAGATTGAATACAGAATCCAGCGTTTTAATACCAGTAAGTTTGAAAACGGCTTCATGCCTTCTGGAATATTACAATTCTTTGGTTCAATGACATCGGTTGAGGCAAAGAGCCTTGTTGAAGGTATTGAATCAAAGTTTACAGGAATGGGAAATAATCACAAGTTATTTGTTCAGGTTTTAAGGGACGAAAAATTAAAAGCTAATTGGATACCAACATCAAAGGAAAATGAAGGGGAATTTTTAAACCTTCAAAACCTTGCAGCTTCAGCGATTGTTGTGGCTAACCGTTGGTCAAAGTCTTTAGCAGGCTTTGCAACATCGGGACAACTTGGAACAAACCAACAGATACGGCAAGAAATGGAATACTTGCAAAATACGGTTATTAAACCACGCCAAAACCTTATGTTATCAAAGATTATTAACCCTTTCTTAAAAGAAATTGGACTTTATAATCCAGCATTCACCGACGTGACGTTTGGTATTTCCAACACTTTACCCGTGTCTTTCATGGGTGATTTAAAGGTAGATGAAAATCTTTCATTAAACGAGAAAAGAGAAATATTAGGGTATGCACCCGTAGAAATAGAACAAACAACCCCAACGAATGAGCCAATTAATACAACCGAGTGAAGTAATAGCTGGAGGGGTTGCACGTCCAACACCAGCAGATATAAGACTTGATAAGTCGCTTATTAGCCCACATATTCAAGACGCTGAGTTCCGTTGGATTGTTCCCGCCATTGGCTTAACTTTATATGATTCAATGGTTACAGACAAGGGAAGTTCAACCGCGTTTACATCAACTTCTTATCAGGATATTTGGGACAAGCAATTAAAATCTTTTTGCGCCAATGCTGTCTTATATGAAGCTTCGCCTTATATGGTCATGCAACTTGGCTCAAATGGTTTATATACCCTTGATAATGAATACGGACAAAACGTCGGGGTTGATGGTTTAAAGTTTTATCAAGATACCTTGTTACAAAGGTTGGACGTAAAGAAAAAAAGGATTAAAGATTTGCTTTGCAATTATTCAACACCTTTGACCGCGTTTATACCCAGCGCCATTGGTTGCCCTGAGTCAACTTGCGATGAACACGAAGAAGAAATTACAGACATTTACAACACTTTAGGCATTGTGCTATGATAGAGAAACCAAAAAAAGAAAGGCGATTCCTCAAGGCATTGGGGCGCGTCGGTGAGATATTAATTGAACAGGTTTTAATCAAAGTCGGGAGTAGTTTAATTAAAAGGATTGGAGGCAAAAAAACATTGCCTTCGATTCTTTTTTTATTCCTTTCGATTTCCCTTTTTGCCCAGTTTCCAAACACGGGCAATAAACAAAGATTAGGTTTCCAGACCACGGCTGACGGGTTGGTTTGGCGCGGTTCAATTTCTGATACAGCAAGCATTCAACCCGTATCAAATCAAAACGCATGGGTTATTCTTGACACGGTTAACCTTAAAATATATTCCTTTGATTTTACTTCCAATGTTTGGAATCAAGTTGGTACGGGTGGCGGTTCTGCATTCACCCAGCCTATTGACTCATTGTTTTTTAAAACAAGCGTATCCCCTAACAATGTGGACACGGCAAAAATGCGATGGGATTCCGAGTTAGGTACAGTGGTTTTGGGAATGTACGATGCCGTGCCCAATGAATTAGGATTTAAAAACTTTTGGTTAGTTAAGAATCAAACAGGATCAACTATTACAAAAAATAGCCTTGTTTACGCATCGGGAACAGTTGGCGCAAGTGGAAGGATATTGGTATCAAAATTTATAGCCAACGGAACAATAGATGCAAAGTATTTATTAGGAATAACTGCTCATGATTTAAGTAATGGCGAAGATGGCTACGTTATTTCTTTTGGCAAGATAAGGCAAGTTAATACTGATACCTTTGCGGCTGGAGCAATCCTTTACCCTTCGCCAACTACGGCTGGTGTTTGGACGGATGTTGAACCAGTTGCTCCTAACATTGATTTGCCTATTGGCTTTTGCATAAATTCATCTTCAAACAATGGTACAATTTCAATTCGTGTAGCATCGGGTTATAGTTTAAACGAATTGCACAACGTGGCAATTACCTCACCAGTTGAAAAATCAAGTTTATTTTATTCTGATGGATTATGGCGCGATACAACTGCCGCACTTTTGGTAAGCGACACGGCTTCGATGCTTACGCCTTATTTTAAAAAATCAGATACCACATCGTTAAACCTAACCTCAAGGTTTGCCGCAAAGCTAAATATTTCCGATACCTCTTCCATGCTTACAAATTACCTTAGGTCAGGGGTTGCAGCTTCCACATATCTGCCATTGACAGGGGGAACATTAACGGGGGCGTTAAATGTAAATGGAACATCAACGTTAAATTTTACAAATGTATATGGTAAAAATACCTATGTTCCTTTTAATGTTGGAACAGGTGAACAATCTATTTTTAATGTGGGCGCATATTTAAGAGGTGGAACAGTTATGATATTTCCAGATTCTTCTTTAGCTGGAAGTTCTGGTAATTTATTTTTTGCAAATTCAAATATTTTAGGTGTTGAATTTTCTGCAAGAGGTAGCGGGATTAGAAATTATATAAAACAAGGAGGAGATAATAATAGAAATTCTTTAGCCTTATATACAAGTGATATAGGTCAGCAAAATACTAATAGATTATATATTAACTATAATGGAGATATTGGAATTAATGATGATACACCTATTTATAAACTTGACGTTAACGGAACACTCGGTGTAACTGGTGCAACTACGTTATCAAGTACATTAAGTGGTACAACAGGAACATTTAAAGCATTGACAATAAATAATAATGTTAGTAGTGGAGAAGGTGTATTATCTATTCTTAGCAATACTTTTAATGATGCTAATAAAATACAATTTGGGGATGTTTCTGGAATAAGAAGAGAAATATTATTACCCACAGGTGTGAGTAGTTTACAATTTAGAACATACGCACTTGGAGGCACTGAAGGAGGTTATTCTTTTTATACAAGACGGAATCCAAATGCCGAACAATTAGCATTTAACATAGATTTTGATGGTAATTCTAATTTTTACGGCACACTCGGTGTAACAGGCGCAACGACATTAACAGGCGCACTCACCGTAAACAATGCCACGGTATTAAATGAAGGCTCAGGTGACTTTGACACGCGCATTGAAAGTGACGGGAACGCCAACATGGTTTTCGTGGATGCTTCAACCGACCGCGTAGGCATTGGCACGGGTTCACCTTCAAAGACCCTTGATGTTAATGGTGAGGTTAAAATTGCAACGGTGACAACAACTCCAACGGCTTTACTTGGCAAAGATGCAAGTAATGTGGTTGGAGAGGTTACCACGGTGGCACAAACAGGATTAATGACAAGGGGTTCAACAACAGCAACAACTGGAACGCCTTCAGCTGTTTTTAACGTCACTCATGGGCTTGGTTCAAACCCTACTGCGGTTATAGTGACAAGTGCTGGTATTGCTGGTGCAGAAAAAATAATATTTGAGGTTTATGCCAAAAATTCAACTACTTTCAGTGTTCAAGCTTGGAATTATGATGGCACGGAGGCGGCATCAACATCGGTAACAATCTATTGGTTAGCAATAAAATAAACACAAAATGAAAAAAATATTATTCTTTTTATTCTTTCTTCCTTCTTTTGCCATTGCACAGGATACGGTTATCATTTCCAAAATCTTTGCAGATGATACCCTTTGGAGCGTAAAAAAGGTGTACGCTAATCAGGATGTTCAAATAAAATTGTTTGAAGATTCATCTGCCATTTATTACTACATTTTAAACGATGTTGTGGATGAGGCACGGAAGATGACCGATGCTTTTAATATTTACGAAAACCGTAACAAGTTTTTAAACGCCTTGCATAAACTTGACAAAAGCATGGTTAATGGGAAAGTGGAAAGTGCTTTTGATTACCTTTCTAATTTATACGCCTCTTTCTGGTTAGGAAATTACAATGCCATTGCTAATGGGACAAAGGTTCTTGCTGGGGCTGAGATATTTGTAAATAAGAATAGCGAATTAAGGATTAAGATTGGCGAAAGCATTAACAAGCCTTTCATTGCCATTGCCGACACTTATGGCATCATTGTAAATTATCCAAACACGGGGGACAGATTTGTTATTTACAAAACAAATGAAAAGTCGTTCAAGGATTTAGATAACAAATTAATCCTCAGAAAGCAAAAGAAATGAAATCAGTTATAATAAATATTTTAAAACTTGGCTACGACGGCATTGTTTATTCCATTTGTTGCGGAGTGCTTTTCTCGTTTTTCCTTCCCATCAAGGATTTTTTGATTTTTACAATATTTGTAGTTTTTGCAGACACGGTGACGGGTATCATGGCGGCAAAGAAAAGAAATGAGCCAATAACAAGCAAAGGTTTATATCGGACTTCTCAAAAGGTGGTTGTTTACTTTGTCGGTATCATGATTTTTCACGGAGCAAGTGTTACTTTTGGTTTACCTTCACAAATAGTTTACTCAGTTAGTTTCTTGATATCATTTACAGAACTTTACAGTATTTCAGAAAACATAAAGTCTATAACTGGAGTAAACATTGGAACATTAGTATTAAAATTTTTCAGACGTTAAAATAATTATAAAATGATTGAAACAAGTTTAAAAGGAGCATTAAAAGACTCCGATACAATTAAATCTCCCATTGGTGAGATTGCCTGTTATTCCCTTAACTTTGCCGAACTTGCTGGTGAAATTAATGTTTTCATGGATGGTTCAAAAGTGAAATTTACATGGCGAGAATATGTTAAACTTGCACAAATTATTTGGGACAAAATCAAGGAGACAAGCCGTGAATGTGCTGGGAAGGAGATTTCGGTTACTTTACCGCCCAAATTTTCTTTGATTTCCGCAGCTTTTTCGCTCATCGGGTTTAAATTATAGGCGCAGACAGATTCGCTACCTTATGCACCTGAGAAGGGGGTTTATTGATTTAGACTCCCTTTAAAAATATATAAATATGAAAGCAAATCAATTTTGTGTTTTCCTTGATGCTGGACATGGCGGAGTTGACCCAAAGAAAAAGTTACCTTTTAATTATACGACTTACCCTTCAAAGTGCTTCCAGCATAACAACTCAATCTTCCACGGTTACGGCTGGTTCTTTGAAGGCGTGTTCAACAGGGAAGTGGCGGCAAAGATTGAGCAATATTTAAAAGATTGGGGAATGTCGGTTATCAATGTTTACGACCCTGTTATTGATGTAAGCCTAAACAAACGTGTATTAAAGGCAAACATGAACGCCCAGAACTATGAAGCTTCGTTGTTCCTGAGTATACATGGCAACGCAGCAGGATCAACAACGGCAAGAGGCTTTGAAGTGTTCACATCAATCGGGCAAACAAAGGCTGATATTTACGCCACCTTCCTATTCAATGAGGTAAAAGAGGCTTTTCCAAAATGGTTGTTTCGAAGCGATAAAATTGACAATGACCCAGACAAGGAGGCTAATTTCTTTGTACTGAGCCAAACCAGTATGCCAGCCGTGTTATCTGAAAACGGATTCTTTACCAATTACAAAGATGCCGTCATGATGTTCGACCCAGCCTTCCAAGATACATTGGCGCTTTGTCATGCACGGGCGGTGGTTGATTACGCAAAGACGCAAGGGGTAATGTTTTAAAATGGAAAGGGTTGACGCAACTGCCAACCCTCTAATTCACCACTCCTAAACTAATTAACATAAACAAACGTAATCAATTTCTTAATTTATAATTTGATTTATAATTTTCAAAGATAAATTTGTGACCGTGTCACCGTCCGTGCTTTTATACAACCGATAAGCAATAGTTAACATTCGTCCTTTGTCCATTGACTCAATAGGCGGCTTCCCGTTTGGAAGTAATGGCTCAAGATAAAACTTTAATAATGCAATTTTGCTATTTAAACCGTCGGAAAATCTGATCGGCTTCGGGTAAGTTTTAGCAATCCTTTCAATTTCCTTCCAAGTGCTTATCTCAATTCCGTCGATTAATTCACTATTTCTTTTCATGTTTTTGGTAATTTTTAGCCTGTAAAGCAAGAGTAAAACAATCGATTTCGTCCTGACTTATTTTGGCAGTTTTAAAATTTGGTTCAAACTTGTAACCTTCGCTTTGGAAGATTTTTAAAAATATTTCTTTTCCCCATTTCTTCCCCTTTTGCTCAGGGCTTATGTTGTAACCCTCGTAACCATTTTCCTTAATCCATTCATAGGCAATACGACTTGCACCTTGATTCATGCCCACGTTTCGGGACATACGGGAAAGGATAGCGCGATTAATAGATGAATTAAAGGTTACGTTTTGAAGGCTGGAATCTTCCACCATTACAACGGGGTTTTCATATTGCGCCCACTTTGGAACATCAAGGATAAAATCCACGAACCTTTTATATTTCGTGAATTTTACCTCTTTGTTTGATTGAATAATGCAAGCCGCCATTCCGTTTATCCTTATTGCTGGGTCAACCCCGATGTATGTCCTCAAAGTGTTATCGTTTGAAACGAAGTTACATATCCTTTACTTTCTTTTGGTGCATCTTCCGTGACTTTTTTTACAACGACCCTTCTTTTGCGTCTTTTGATTACTTTTGGCTCAACTAAACCGTATGCCTCAACCCCTTTGTTAACAAAGTTTATTTCTAAAAGGTATCCAAAGCAGACGATTGTTCCCACAAAAAAGAACATTGTAATAAATTCCGCTCCAGAATACTTTTCCATTAACCCGAAGAAAACTTCGATTAAGGCTATTACCGTTGCGCCTAAGGCTATTTTAGGCGGGAAAGGGCTTCTTCCCTTAGTAGGGTTTAAAAAGTCCATAAAAACGACTGCAAAGCGTCCAAGTTGTAAAATGGTTGAAGCGGTGATTGCAACCCAAAAGTTAATCGGTAAAAAGATGGCGGTTAAATAGGCATTAATGCCGTAGGTAAGGACGATTGTCAAAAGCATGATTGTAGGAATGTTGTCGCTGATGCTTTCAAAAGTCCATTTAAACTGGGTGTTGGTGAAATTCTTTTCCATTTGTTTTGTTTTTTAAGTGGTGAAAAAAGTAGGGCAGCTGGGGGACTGCCCTGTGAAATATTATAAACTATTACATAATTCAATAAACTCAGATTCTGGTAAACGTTCCATCAATATATTTAAAACAATATCCTGAACTATGTTTGCAGCTGATGTAAAATCATTCATTAATTTTTTTAATTCAACTATCAAATCGTTAGTTGGTAAAGCGTTTAATCTTGAAGTTGCGATTGATGTAAATTCTGAAGCTGTCATTTTGTTGTTTTTTAAGTGGTGAAATATCGTTTGTTTGTTTCGATATGTAAATATATAAATAAATATTTAAACAAAAAAATATTTACACAAATAAATAAAAAAAAGTTAAAAAACATTGTAATCTTTCTTCAAAGGGAAGTTATCCCGTTTGATTTGCCAGTATTCCGCCATTAATGAGGCACGAAACTTGTAATCCCTGTCGGTATGGTAGCCCGATTTGTAAACACATTTACAAATAGATTCGTATAACTTAATCCCTTTGATTTTGTAATTTGCCTTTTTACAGGCGGCGTATCTTCCAGAGTTAAGAACACCAGCCCAAAGGTTCATACCTTCTTCCGTGCTGGATGCTTTCATAAACTTTGCCTTAATGTACTTATCTTTTCCCCTGATGACCTCACGGGTCTTGTAGGTTACCGATTGTTTTCCTTTCAAAGCCTTAACCCCTCCAGCGTTTGCGTGCTTGCGCCAAAGTTCTGTTTCAACTCCTTGACTGGTTGCCTCGATGATGAAAAAGGAATAAATCATTGATACAGGGAAATCAGTTAAAACGTGGACGTTCATTAACATACTTTCATAACAATAAGCAAGGTATATGCGACGAAGCTTTGCCCGGTCAACTTTTGCAAGGTTTCGAAAACCGCGACCTTCCAATGTTTGCCTTAATTGTAGCCCTGATAACTTTCTAACCTCCCAGCCGTACGAACGAGATCCGTAGGCGCTTTCATCAACTTCCTTTTTTTCCTCTTTGCCCTGGATAGTAAGCGATGTTATTTTGTGAACATACACCGTATCACGCTGAATGATGGGAACAAAAGAAGTATAATTGTAATTTGTGTTTATCGGGGAATAAATCAACCCGATGACAAAAGCAATGCCAATGCCAGCGGCTACCTGATACGGCAGCCGCGTATTTTGTGGAACGTAAGTTTCTATTATTGGCTCTTTCATGATTATTGCATTACTGGTTCAGCGTAAAAGTGTCCGCCATCGTATTCAATCGTTTCGTCATTGGCATCTGCAATCACGTTTCCGTCGCAATCCCTTACAAGTCCACCCCATGAAAACTCATCCTCAGGGAAATAATTTTCATTAAGCATCTTTTCGTAAACCTTTTCAACTGCGTTGCGCTTAGAATAGGCAGCTACTTCTTCGCATAAATCTTGATACCTTTTGGCGTTGCCAAAGTACATAACTGAATAAATTTGCTTTTCCATTTTGGTTGTTTTTAGTTGTTAAAAGAAATTTCAAATTCTACTAACCCTGATTTAGATAACATATTTTCAATATCAAGACAAATGTCTTCCATGTCTTCCTCAAACGTGGTAAAAGTCCAGCAATTTGATGCAACTTGTTCTTCTTGAATATCAAAAATACAAGCAATGTTAAGGTCTCTAATTATATCTTGAGCCTTTAGTGTTTCTCTTAGTGAAGTGGTTAATGTAATCATTTTGGTTGTTTTTGTTATTTTCAATATGTAAATATATAAATAAATAATTAAATAAAAAAATATTTACAACATTATTTATAAAAAAAATCCCGTACCAATGAGATACGGGACAAAATCAACCAAATAATGCAATACTTATTTCTTTATCTTCAACCTCAATACCCAGTTCTTTAAACTTTTTTATCGCATCTTCAACCGTTTCTGCGTCGGTAATAATTCTCCCGCTCTTCCATTTGATTTCGTATTTCATTCGTACCATTTTTTTACAAGGTCAACAATGAAGTAAATGGCAAAAGCAAGGGTTAGGATACCTCCAGCCGCAACAAAGATACTGGCGGCGTCCCTGATTAATTTTTCTCTTTCTCGTTCTGTAAGCATTTTTTTTCTTTTTGTTTTTGACGATACGCCTTCGCGTATGCCTTAATTTTATCAATGTTTTTTAAATAATGCTCGCGGTTAGCCTCTTTTCGTTTTGCCTTTTCTTCGGGCGTCTTATCGTGGTACTTTTTTTTCTTTTGTTCCAGATTTTTAATTCGTCGTTTTTCCTTTTGGTATCGGGAAAGGTTCTTGTAATAATTTCTCATGTATTCGTTTCGCTTTGCTCTTTGTTCGTCGGTCATGGCTGGTTAATTAAATGAGTGTAAAAAACTTTTATAATTCTCGCTTATCTCTTTGCACGTTTGTTCAATCAGGACAATGGCTTTCAAAAGTTCTTCCATTTCAAAAGTGTGGTTCAATTCATGGCTTTCGCCCGTGAAAGATAAGCCGTCTTTTGATCTCTTTGTCCCTAACCAGTTGATTTGACTTTCGGGAATTGATTCACCGTTGACAAACATTGCCAGCGCGTACACCTTCATTTGAAGGCTATCTTTTAATGTGTCCATTGTCCACGGCTTACCTGAGGTTTTAAAATCAATAACCCTGTTATTTTCAACATCCCAAACGTCAATAAATCCTTTGACTTGAATGTCATTAATTGATAGACTAATTTCCTTTTCAGCCTCGCAACCTTTGAAGCTTTGTATTTTGTCAATGTAAAAATCGGGAAAGGTTTCCATTATGATTCCATCTTTGATATACGCCTCGGTATCTTCGGCAAATTGCTTGCCAAAGTTCATGTAAATGGAAGGTTCTTCTGGAAGGTTAAGGAAATATCGGTCAATGTATTTTTTTCGGTCGGAGTACCAAAGATTAATTTGGCTGACTGATATATATGGCTTTGGAAGTAGCATGGTTATTTTAATTTAATACTTTGAAATAAATCAATAATTTTTGTGACTGTATCGTATGAATCAATTTTAAAACCATTTAATTCATAATCATTATCCCAACCAAAGTCAACATACCAATTATCATTTATAACATCCTCCATAGGATTAGATACAAAATACATATGAACGTCATTTTTTATATGTAAACGATACCAATAATAAATATTATTTTTATCTATTAGTTCTTCGTTAATTTCATCACAATTTTCATCGATGTAAACCCTTTTGAATCCTAAGTCTATAAGTTGATTTTCTGTCATGATTTTTGTTTTTGTATTGGTAAATCCCCAGCCATATTGCAGGCTGGGGCAAACATACCAATAATGAGATTAAAATAATTTTCCTATCTGAATAAATATCGTGGCGGCTGCTGGTTGCGCTTGCGCTGGTTCAAGTCCTGAGGCTTGCAACTGGTGAAATATGTCGGCATAAATGCCCGTCATAAAAGTAGCCTTTTCGCTTATTTCTTCAGCGGTCAATTTACCGTTCGTTTTAGGGGCTACATTTGCCGCCTGTTGCACGTTCGTTTGTTCCGTGGGTGTTTGTACCTTTTCGGGTAATTCGTTGGCGGTAACCATATCAAAAGCAACCTTGTAACTTTTGCCGTCGTGTATAATGGTCACGGCATCATCTTTTTGCAATGCCTTCAATTTTTCGTCATCTGGTTTCCCGTACACGCGAATGTCCGTTCCGTTTTCCAATGTGATTGCGGCGTTGATGGAAGGTCCGTATTGTCCTTCGAAAACTTTGCCCGCCGTGTATTTAACCCTGCCTTTTAGAATATTCATTGCCCATTTGAATTTGAAAGTTTTGTGAATCGTACCATAAACTTTTTTTATGGTCACTTATTGCGTTCCAGTCGATTTCCTCGTTATAATGTATAGCATTTCCAGATACAAAGTATTTTTCAAGTTCACCAACCCCGCGCTGCCTCCACCATTTTTTTAGGTGAAGGGGCTCAACAATATGGGAGGGGCAAACGGTCGTAGTTACGTTTATTACAAATTCTTGAATATTCATTTGCTTTCTCTTATTGTATCGCATTTAATAATAGCTTCATTGCATCTGGTGATAACCTCAAGTCTTAATCGGTTTATTGCGGTATCCAACGCCTTTTCATCGTGGGCTTCTAAATTCTTCAAGATTGTTTTAATCATATCCAAATAATGCTCATGGTTAGCATCTTTATGAAACATAACATAAACCTCAATAATTCTTTGTGCGTAAATCCAAAAGTCCAAAGTAATCAGGTAATCGGCGCGCGCCTCATTCCTTAATCTTTCTTGTTCCCCTTCAAGGTACTTAACGCGAAGTTCATAATACCTTATTAAGGCGTTGTCTGTAAGTGTGTTTGCTAAAGCTTCCATCTTGGTTGTTTTTAAAAATGTTAATTAATTCTTTATGATTACCCAGTCCATTTCGTTCTCATCCACAAGGGGCATAAGATTACGGTCATTAATAACTGGATATAATGATAAGTCAATGTCATGCGGCTCAAATGTATAGCCGTGGATTTCAATATTATCGTCCTCGTGATGAGGTTTATTTCCTCCGTATAACCCGAAGCCGCTGGAAAAAATAACGTGGACAAAGTGACCCAGCTTTTTATCAAGGCAACATTTGACCGTATATTTTGTAATACTCATATCCAAAAGGTTTTGTCGATTAAAAATTTTGCTTCTTTCCTCATGTGCTTTTTCTTTGCCTCAAGGTATGTTGACGCAACAACGATTAAGCCGTTTGGGGCTTCAATGATTCTGGATTCAAACCTATAACAGGATTTATCTTTCAATATATCCTTGACGGTGTTTGCATCCTTCCAACTTTTGTACTTGCCTACTTCAATGGTTTTCATGATTGGTTGTTTTTAAAGTCTTCTAAATTTTTTGTTTGTAAAATCAATTTTACCTAATGCTTTGGTAAAGCCAAAAGGCGTTTTGTATTCTTTTTTATTTATTATAATGGTTGTTTTGTAATCATTATAAATTCTATTTAAAACAACTTCAATATTATCAATGTCAACAATAGCCATATTATCATTGTGCCAGCCGTTTATTTCAGTATATCCATAATAGAAATGAACTAAAAAACGTCCTGATAATGCTTTACGAAATTGAAACATATCTGTTAATTGCTTTTTCATGATTGGTTGTTTTTGTTATTTTCAATATGTAAATTTAATTTAAATTATTTACATAAAAAAATATTTACAACATTATTTTAAAAAAAAAGTGGGAAATAAAATACCTCCCACCATGAAAACCAGATTGCATGAAAATTATGTCTTTTACTTAATTTTTAAGTATTCTTTTACTAATTCTAAAAGGTATCTTCTTTTATCAATCAATGCCATTTTTTTAGTATAATTAAAATAATCCTTACCTCTTATTAACTTCCAGTCATGAACGGTTAATTTTACTGAAAGTTTAAAAAGTTGTTTTTCAATTTTAGTTAGTAAATCGTTATGTTCTTTAATTTGTGAATTAAAAGCATTTAAAACTTTATCATAATGATATAATTCTGATTCTTTCATGGTTTTGTTATTTTTTGTTTAAAACGATTCTCCAGACCGCCAACTTTTGCGCAATGATAATTGCTTTCTTTTTTCCTTCTTCTTCCACCCGATGCAACTGGGTTTTAAAATCAATGTAACTGTCAGCTTGTATCTTTTGTTTACTTGCAATGTCCTGAGCCTCTTCCCAAATGGCTCGTTTTTCCCCTTCGGCGTAACCAATTAACCCAGCCTCCATCGCTGCATCGTACCAATAGACGGGCACGTCTTCGTAGCTTTCACCCTTAAACCCTGAAAGCATTTCGGGAAATTCTGCGTAAAACTTGCGCTTTGCTTCAACCTGTCTTTGTTCTTCTTCCATCTTTGCCCGTTTCTTTTCATCTTCCATATCAACGGTAAAATAAACCTTTTGCCGCCAGTTGATATACGCGGTAAGGATTCGCCCAATAGCAGCCAAATCAACTTTGCCGTAAAGTTTATGATCATCAATGTTCAACTCTTGCCGTGCAAACTTTTCGAATGCCAGTTTAATTTCATCAACGGCAATTAATTTGTAAGTGGTAATAAACTGGGTCACCTCAACCAAATGTTCTGGACTTGCATCAATGCCGTACAGGGGAAGTATGTTTTTAACAACCTCGTTAATTTTGGGCAGGCTTTCAACGATACCCGTTTTAAAAAGTCTTTTTTCTCGATTGTCGATAACAAGTTGAATATCCTGTATCTTTTCCTCGATGTTCATTGCAATAGCTGGTAAATTCATATACGTTGGTTTTTATTGTGTTTGATATTTCTTCATCGCCTCAGCCAAAAGCCTGTCAACTTCATCGTCATACGCCTTTTTCTTTGCAGCTGGTGAAGACGTTTGGTAAGCCGTGTATATTTTTCCCGCCTGTCCGTATAAAATGGCTGGGGTGAAATTGGCTTTTAACCATTTGTCAGGCAAAGACCAGGCGGCTTGTAAAAATACTTTTAATGCTTCGGTTGTATCGTTATTCCTGTCAACTTTTTCAATCCAACGTAAAAGGTACACCATACCTCCAGCATCTTTGGGACTCATTATGTAATGACCCTTTTGATCCGTTGGATACGCCGCGCCTGATAACTGTTCAAAGGTTTGGCAGAACACGGTGAAAGCTTCGTATGTCGGATTGGGCTTGCGCTCGGCTTTGGGCTCGTCGGCTTTCTCTTTTTTCGGGCAATTTTTTTCTCTTTCTAAATGTGAGACTATACTAAAGGGATTAACCTTTTTATCACTTGTTTCACTTGTAACTTTTGTAAAATGAGAAAATTCATTTTTTTCTTCATCGGCTATAAATACTTTAGTATTTATATCTATACTATTATCTATTGTATTATTATTCTTAGTACTATTATATGTCGGATTTATTTCCGCTTTAAGTCGGATTTTTTTCCGAGTTGATTCGGATTTATTTCCGAGGTCTGTTTTTGAGCTATTCCAATTCTTACCTTTTTCTGTTATTAAGATACAATCTTTTTCCCCGAATTTTTGCCAATCAATAATTCCTTTAGATTGTAAAGACTTGTAAAGCCTATAAATAGTATCTGCCTTATCTGTTATTATTGGCATTTCATCAATGGCTTTATTCCTACTTGCAAAAAACCAAGTTTGCCCGTTGACGTGTATTTGTTCCGCCCATGATGGAAGGGAGTAAATAAAACTAAACAAAGCGGCTTCGCTTAGGCTTAAATTCCATTCAATGCTATGAGTTTGGTCTATTGATATTGTGTATCTCATTTTAGTCTATTTTATTAAGGTTTGCAAATTCTCCATGATATTTTATAGCAGCCTCGTTATAAATTTTAGCAGCATCAATAGCATTATTAAAAGAACCAAGATGATAAGAAATATTATTGCTTCTTATTCTTGATTCAAATACTTTATTATTTTTATGCCATGAAACACCCCTAAATCCTGTTTTATTACTAATAGATAATTTTTGATTTTTAATATTATCAGCATGAGTGCAATTTCTTAAATTAACCTTTCTGTTATCTAATGTTAATCCATTAATATGGTCAACAACTAATCCTTTTATTGAATTCATTATTACGCGATGCATCAATAAACATCCAGCATATTTTTTATTAATTCTTTCGTTTCTTACAGCGTAAAATTTACCATTTAAATTATTTGCATACCACTTCCATTGGTTCAAATAATCAAACATATCATCGTCAACGATGGCAACTTTTCCTTGTGTTAATTTAATTTCTTTCATAATCCAAATAAGTTTGGAGCACTAATTTTCCATTGCTCAAGTTCTTCTTTAGTTGTTTTCATTGCATCTATAATACTGCCATTGCATTCTGGGTAATCTCGGCACATAAGCCAAATATCGCCCTTGACGGATTCATTGACTTGTATTTCTTTGTATTCATAAAATTCCATACAATGAATGCAAACGCAAGTATCAGATTGTTTTGGAATAGGATAAAAAGGAAAATTTTCTCTAAATAATTTAGTTCTTTCTTTCCCTTTGTAAGTGATGTAATTTTTGGGCATCATGATAAAATAAAAAATGCCCCAACAAGTGCAGTCGCTGGGGCAAGGTTGAAACAATGTAGGATTTGTTCCATTTCCTTTGAAGGGCTGCACTCCGTTCAAAGGATATGTAAATATACAAAAAATTATTTACATTTTTACAACCTTTTTCCTGAAATCAGGAACATGGTTAAAAATTGTGCAAGGGCTGGATTCGAACCAGCATAAACCCTTTGGTTGGTGTGATTTATTTATCTTCTTAAACAAGGTGTTCAGCCACTAACCAACATTGCCAAATCCTCTATTTTAAGTCGAGCGTCTACCATTTCGCCACCTTGCGCCACAAAGATAAAAATAATTTTGTTAAAAATAATATTTAATTTATAAAATAAAAAAGTTTATATTTGCCCTATGAACTACTTGATTATAACCTCAATTACTGGAAACAAAGACGTACTGGTTGACCCTAATACGACCTTTGATAATTGTACCTATGTTGCTTTTGTCGATGAAGTTAACCATGACCTAAATGTTTGGAATCAAGTACAGAATCATCAGTTTAGCATGATTGACCCATTGAAGCATAGACGTAATGCGAAGGCTGAAAAAATACTTTGCATTCCACAGGCTTTAAAGATTGACTTTGATTATATCATTTGGCATGACGGGACGCATCAACTGGCAATTCACCCCGAAGATATTATTAAGGAATACGGCGACGCTGATTTGTATGTTTTCCGTCACGCTCAAAGACGTTGTTTATACCAAGAAATAGCCGCCGTGCTTGAGGGAAAGTTAGACAATGAAGACCTTGTAAAAAGTCAAATGGAATTTTACCAGCGCGTTGGAATGCCGCCTTATTTTGGGCTATATGAAATGGGGTGCTATATCAGAAAGGTGAATCAAATTACGATTGATTTTGGTTTGGCTTGGTTTGAACAAGTATGCAAGTTTTCCAGCCGTGATCAGATTTCTTTTCCTTTTGTTCTTTGGAACTACGAAGAAAAAATAAAGGTTGCAATCTTAAAAGGCAACTGTTCAAAATATATCGGGACGCCGTTTGAAAACGAGGGCAATAAATATTTTATAAACCATGCAAACCACATCAAATAAATGATACCATTATTTAAAGTAGCAATGAATCCAGAGGCATCAAAAGCCGTGGAAAAAGTTTTATTTTCGGGCTTTATCGGTCAAGGGGAAGTGGTGGAGGAATTTGAACGCCAATTAAAACAAAGCTTCAATAATCCTTACCTTGTTACCGTTAACTCTGGAACATCAGCCTTAATATTGGCATTGAGGCTTATTAAGGATAAACACCCCGAAAAGAAATACATTATATCAACTCCGTTGACTTGCACGGCGACCAACTGGGCAATACTTGCGGCTGGGTTTGAAATCATTTGGGCAGATATTGACCCGAACACTTTAAATATTTGTCCCTTATCGGTGGCAAAATCTGTTACTCCTTTGGTTGCCGCGGTTATGGTTGTTCATTGGGGAGGTGCAGCAGCAGACGTAAAGAAAATAAAGTCATTAACGGGACTTGATATTATCGAAGATTGTGCGCACGCCTTCGGTTCATACTATGAACTCCCAGCCACTAAAGATGAAAGTACGTTGGTCGGCAACTCAGGAAATTACTGCTGCTTTTCCTTTCAAGCGATAAAGCACCTTACCACGGGTGACGGTGGATTGTTGATTTTACCAAATGAAGAAGAATATAAAAAGGCAAAGTTACTTCGTTGGTATGGCATTGACCGTGAAGGTGACAGAAAGGATTTTAGATGCGAAGCACCGATAAACGATTGGGGTTATAAGTTTCATATGAACGACATAAACGCCGCCATCGGGATTGAGAATTTTAAAATATTTGGGGATAACGTCAGAAGACACCAAAATAATGCTGGGTTTTATGACTGGTGGTTAAATGAAAATAGTAGGTTTATAACCCCTTTATATTTTGACGAAGGCTCATCATATTGGATATATTCCATTCTGGTTGAGGACAGGGATAATTTTCAAAGGGCAATGAAAGACCGTGGCGTAATGACTTCTCAGGTACATGAGCGGAACGATTTACACCCGTGCGTAAAGCAATTTAAAACAGAACTACCAAACATTGAACAAGTGATTGGCAATTTGTCGAGCCTTCCAGTTGGTTGGTGGGTGACGGACGAGGACAGGGAATATATTGTTAAACAGATAAAAAAGGGTTGGTGATGATTAAATTAATTGTAAGTGGTCGCGTCGGTCAGGACGCTGAGGTAAAAAATGTAGGCGATAATACCGTTTGTTCTTTTTCCGTAGCACACACGGAAAAGATTTACGGTGCAACTCCATCGGAAAAGACTATTTGGGTTACTTGCTCAATTTGGGGTGAACGTGGTGTCAAACTTGCGCCTCATATTGTAAAAGGTACATTCGTGGTCGTGGAAGGAACAGGCGGGGTGAATGGATACCTAAACAAGAATACTGGAGCAGCCGAAGCTGTTATTAGGTGTATGGTAAATTCCCTTGAATTTGGAGGCAAGCCAACAACTGGGGAAAATCCAAAGGTAACAGAATCAACGACATTTAAATCAGAATCAGAATTTCCTTTTTAATATGAATGCTGAAAGAAAAAAAGAATACAGGTTAACCATAAGCGATTATCAAAGAAAAAAGCATTTGGAATATCTCAGAAATAAATACAATGCTTTATCACCAGAGAAAAAGGCTGAATTGCTTGCTAAAAGAAAAGCAAATTATCAAGCAAACAAACAAAAAAAGATTAATGGCATATTTTAACTACGATATACCATCAAGTTATTATAAAAATAACATCGGTAAGACGTTATATAACACGGTGCTTACAATGAAGCCCAATATTATCATTGAGTTTGGAACATTGCACGGTTATTCAGCCGTTGCAATGGCTCAAGCGTTAAGGGAATTAGACAGTGATGGTAAAATAATTTGTTACGATTTATGGAAAAAATACCCTTACAAAAATGCTTCAATGGAAAGCACTAAGTCAACTATATATTCCTTAGGGTTGATGAAATACGTTGAATTAATTGAAATGGACTTTTACAACTGGATTCCACAACCTTTTGACTTGATGCACTTTGATATAAGTAACCATGCGGGGCATTTAAAGTATTTAAAAAACTTAATGGACGGATGGATGCACAAAGGGACAGTCTTGTTTGAAGGTGGTAGTAAAGAAAGGGACAAGGTCGAATGGATGAAAGATTTTCAACCTATCAATTCATCGGGTATTAACTTTATTACCATTAACGAGGACTTTCCTTCTTTATCCTTAATGCTATGAGGTTAGCCGTTGTCGCCTCAGGTTGGCACTTTCCTTTAGATTTTTATGAATCAGTTGCACGGCAAATCGTTGTCAAAGATTGGGAGTACGATTTATTTTGCATCTCACACCGTGACCCAAAGTATTCAAAGGAGGAAAAAAAGGGATTGGCATTAAAGGAATTGGATACTATTCTTTATAAAGAAATTGCAACCATTGAGCAGATTAAACAACTGGGCTGGAATTACAAAGAATACCCGAACACGGTTGGCGATTGGGGTTGTTCAAATCAATGGCTGGAGGAACACAATTTTACGGAATACGATTTGCTTCTTTTTACGCATGATGACAATTTTATTCATAACTACAAATGGTTTGGGAACATCATTCACTTTATGGACGGCGATTGGGAAATCCTTTCCAATTCCTGTGGCGATCCTGTTGGTTGGCTTCGGGGAAGTTGCGAGTTCTTTAAGCCTTCTTTACTACAAAAGATTGGCGGCAAGTTTGATTTATCATTGGTGACCTTAAACAGGGAAGAAGAAGTTTATTCACCAGATAAATGGGTTGATATTTTTGATTGGAATAATACAGTACACCCGTTGATGAAGTTTATATCGGAAAACAAAATAGTAGTTGGGCATCTGTCAAACACGTACAGGCATTCAATGTTTGTGTCCGAGGGTGAACGTGGATTTATTTCCCCAATTTTAAAAAAATAATATTATATTTGTATAATAATTTAAAAAAAATGAACACAACAAAACCTCAAGAAATGTACGGGGTAACCTTTCGAAACAAGGTTATAAGAGAAAGGCTGCTGGATATTCAATTTGATTTATGGAAGGCAACAGGGAAAAAGCACTCAATGGAAGCAGTCCTTGAAGTCTTATTGAATACCTACAAAAGTATAAATAAATGAGGATTGGCATAGTTTGTAATTTAAGCAGCCCAACCACCGACTACTATCGCACGGTGAACCCATTTATTAGGCTTCGCGATATTTTCCCTCAGTATGCCATTAAAATGATTAACCCCGATACCGTTAAGTGGTATGATTTTTATGACGTCGATGTTGTTATCTTCCAGCGTGCCAATGGTAACGATTTACTTGGAATGATTAACGAGGTCAAGCGAATGGGTAAAAAGATTATCTTAGACCATGACGACCTATTACACGAGGTTAGTGCAGCCAACCCAGCAAGTCAACATTTTAACAAGCCTCAGGTAAAAGAATCAGTCGAAAAGGCTTTCAAATACGCTGATTGGGTTATGACCTCAACACCGTACCTAAAAGAATTTTACTCCCAGTTTTTTGACAAAGATAAAATTACCGTTGTTCCCAACGCCATTGACTTTACCGTTACACCGATGCAGCCTGTAAAACGGGATAAGTTGATGGACGCAAAAAAACGAGTTATGTGGCGCGGATCTCAAACGCACCTTGAAGACCTTGCAACGGTTAAAAACTTTTGGATTGAGTTACAAAAAAACGACAAGGTTGAATTAGGAATGGTTGGTTTAGCTGATTGGCTGGGGAAAACATTGTACCCTAAAGCAATTATTGTGCCGTGGAATAATTCATTGTTCCAATACTTTGAAATGGTTAAACACTCAGCGCCACACTATGGCGTATTCCCTTTAACGATTGACAATTTTAATCAAGCGAAGTCAAATAATTTTGCGATGGAAATGTTAGTTGCTGGTTGCATTTCTTACGCGCCTGAGGAAATCAAGGAGTTTAATATTCCAGGGGTGCGGACATATAAAAACGAATTAGATTTAATCCACAAATTTACTAAGGCTTTAGACAAAGATGATGCGTACTTTGTTGACTTAGAGGCTGGACGCAAATGGCTAAAGGAAGAAAGGGACTTGGTTAAAGTGAATGAATTAAGGATTAACGTATTAAACGCTATATGAAATTAAAGGATATAAAACCAAACCCAAACAACCCACGGGTTCTCAGAGATGACAAGTTTCAAAAGCTAAAGCAAAGTATCAAGGAGTTTCCAAAGATGCTTTCCCTTCGCCCAATGGTCATTGATGAAAACAACGTGGTTCTTGGTGGTAACATGAGACTCAGGGCTTTACAAGAACTTGGATTTAATGACATTGACGAGGCATGGGTAAAACGAAGCAGCGATTTAACCGAGGAGGAAAAGAAGCGGTTTATCATTGCTGACAATGTGGCTTTTGGTGAATGGGACTGGGACACACTTGCGAACGATTGGGACGTGGTTGACTTGGAGGCATGGGGTTTGGAGATACCGCAGTTTGACACGGTGGAGGAACAAGAGGCAAGTGAGGACGATTACGAAGTACCTGAGGGAGGCATTGAAACGGACATTGTCATTGGTGACTTGTTTGAAATTGGGGAGCATCGTTTACTTTGTGGAGATAGCACGGACTCGGACGCGGTGGCACGGTTGATGAACGGGGAAAAGGCGGACATGGTATTTACAGACCCGCCGTATGGAATTGATTGGAATACGGATTATACGCGTTTTACGGGCGGATTAATACCAAGTGAAAATAAATATAATAAAATACATGATGACGAAAAAGCATTTGACCCTTCGTTCCTTTTAGCCACTCATGAAAATTGTTTATTTTTTGGGGCTAACTGTTTTAGCGATAAGTTACCAAAAGGAAATTGGATTGTATGGGACAAAAGATTTGAAAACGGCAAAGCCTTTTTGGCTGATGCAGAAGTCGCTTGGTATAACGGAAGCGGAGCGGTTTATATAATTGCTGAAACGCACCAAGGATTTGTAAGTAGCGATAAAAAAAGGTTTCACCCAACACAAAAGCCTATTAAAGTTTTGGAAAAGATATTTGAAAAGATAAACGCTCCTAATTTATTATTAGACCCTTATCTCGGCAGCGGTTCAACAATGGTTGCCGCGCACCAACTTAAACGCCGTTGTTTTGGTTTGGAGTTAGAACCAAAGTATTGCGCCGTTATCATTGACAGGATGCGTAAACTTGATTCATTATTGATTATCAAGCGTAATGGCAAACAGATATAATTCTCGTTAAAAACTCGTTTCATGAGGGAAGGTAAAAATAAAGGTAAATTGAAATCAGGTAACACGGTTAACGTTGGACGCCCCAAAAAACTCCCAGCCCTTGATTTGATAATGGCAAATGTCATGGGGCAAGAAAAGGACGGTATTACCGCAGCCGAAGCGATTATCATGAAGCTAAGGGAACAGGCGGCAAAGGGTGATATCAAGGCGGCTCAGTTACTCCTTGACCGTGCCTACGGTAAAAGCAAGCAGAACATTGACATAACGACGCAAGGGGAAAAGGTCACCGTGCCAACGATAATTTTTACAAAGGACAAGGCAAATGAGTAGTTTTATAAAGGTTTTAAGATTTTTAAAAATCATGGAAAGAAGATTGGTAACAAGGGATTATGAACAATTCCCTTTTTACCAACGTCGATTCAATAAATATAATCCTTTGTCTTACATTGCGATACCAATGTTATATTTAATTTCATGGGAAATGCCTAATTGGAATATGGTAAAAAGCGGATATTTTTTTAAATGGAAATAAAGGTTAGTGAAAAGTACGAAGCCCTTTGGCAACCGAAAACCCGTTACTTCCTTATAACTGGGGGACGTGGTTCGGCGAAGTCATTTACCGTTGGGCTTTGGGCTTGTAATATGCTACTTGCAAACAAAGGCTGGAAGGTACTTTTCACACGTTATACGTTATCAAGTGCAAACATTTCCGTGATACCTGAGTTCAGGGAAAAGATTGACTTGCTCGGCGTCGGTGATGAATTTCAAATGACGAACGCGCAAATAAGCCACAAGGTAACGGGGAGTGAAATAATATTCTCAGGCATCAAGACAAGTTCTGGAAACCAAACGGCAAAGTTAAAATCAATACCAGCGTTGAACGTGTTCATCGTTGATGAGGCTGAAGAATTTGTAAGCGAAAAGGATTTTGATACCATTGACGAATCAATCAGAATGCCTGACACCCCAAACATTGTAATACTGGTCATGAACCCTCAGGACGTAGAACATTGGATTTGGAAGCGGTGGTTTGAAAAATCGCATCGCATGGAAATCATTGATGGGCAAATGATACCGATAAGCACACATCCCGATATAACGCACATACATACGACGTACTTTGATAATTACCACAATCTAAGCAAAGATTACTTAAATAAGATTGAACAAATAAAAAGCCAATACCCTGAGGCATACGCGCATAGGTTCTTAGGTAAATGGCTGGATAAGAAACAAGGGGTGATATTTGACAACTGGGTCGAGGGGGAGTTCGATGTCAGTCTGCCTTTTGGTTACGGCTTAGATTTCGGCTTCTACCCCGATCCGTTGGCATTGGTAAAAGTGGCGGTTGACAAAGGGGCAAAGAAAATATACGTGGAGGAAGTGATTTATAAACAATCGCTTTCTTATGAGCAAGTCATTGAGCAAATGAACCATTTCGTTAGCCCCAACGCTATGATAATTGCGGATACCAGCGAACCACGTTTGATTGAAGCTTTGCAGCAAAGAGGATTGAATGTGCAAAAGGCAGAGAAAGGGGCTGGGTCAATCGTGGAAGGAATAAAGAAAATGCTGGATTATCAAATCATTGTGACACCAGAGTCGTATAACTTGAAGCATGAGTTAAGGAATTACATTTGGAACGACCGCAAATCTTCCACGCCCTTAGACGCCGATAACCATGGAATTGACAGTCTTAGGTACTCAGCGATGCGTTTATTACAAGGCAGCGATTTACTTGCATTTAATTAAAAAGAATATGACACCAGAAGAAAAAGCAAAGGAATTGTTTGATAAGTTTAGTAGACACATTATGCACTTTGATGAATTTGAAGGATGGAAGGAGTACATTGATTCATCTGAAGCAAAGCAATGTGCTTTGATTGCAGTTGATGAAATAATAAACTCAACTCCATTAGACCCAAACTTTGCTGATTGGGATGATTGTGGTGGAGAACATCGATATTGGTACGATGCTCAAAAAACTCAAGCATTTCATTATTGGCAAGAAGTTAAAAAAGAAATTGAAAACTTATGAAACAAACACCTAAGGAAAAGGCAGATGAATTGTTTAACCATTACCACAACCTTATTCAAAGTATTGGCGGTGAACTGGGGCAAGAAATTCTTGTATCCATATTGGCAAAGCAATGCGCCTTGTTTTTAGCAAGGGAAACAATGCAAGATAAATGGAACACAGAGGATTTTGACCAATATCATTATTGGGAAGAAGTTGAACATGAAATAGAAAACTTATGACAGATAAAGAAAAGGCGTTACTTATCATTGACTTAATTGCAAAGATTACTCAGGAAATCATTGACAAGCCAATGCAACGCAAAAGATTATTACAAATGCGTGGACACCTTGAAAAAGCCGTGAAGCTAACAGGGAACGGAATCAAAAGGGAATGGTCACGCCCTCCGTCGCTTCCATTGGTTAGCCACGCGAAAGCAGAACCAGTTCCTTTCGTGCCTACAACAACCGAAACCAATGGCGATTTATTGGCTGATAATATTCCCGTGATAACCAAAAAAGCAAGGAAAAGATAATGGTAGTATTTAACATCGGAAACAAACAAATCAAGTACAATTACCCCGAAACGGCGGCGGATATTACATTGGAGCAATACATTTACTTTGCCAAGTTCCTTTTGCCTGAGCACCCCAAAGTTGAATTGGAAGCGATTCAATACATGAACGAAAGGGACGCGGTGTATCAAAAGATTTTACCGTATGCAAAGAAGTTAAAAGTTAATACAAAAAACGCTGAGCAAATCGACGTTGTTTATGACTTAGGCAAAATATTACAAGAACAGGAAGTTAAGGATAATGTTAGACGTTTCCTTCCTTCTTTAATTGACCAATGGAATACACTTGATAAAGAACTTACAACACGGTTGGAAATCATGGACGAGGTCTGGGAGGCAAAAGAAAGATACCCGTACATGGCAAAGGTGGTAAACTACTTTACAGGCATTCCCCTTGATGCTTGCTTTGGTAAGGTTGCTGATAGCTTAGAATTAAAATACCTTGTATTTATTTACAGTAAGATAATGAACGCTATCAATACGCCAGCCGAAACAAAGTATAAGCAACTGTACGATTTTAACGGTAAGGTTTACACCCTTCCAGAAAGGTTAATGGAAAAATCCACGCTCCTTGAGTTTACAATGGCGGCTCAGTATGACAAGGCAATGAATCAAGTGAAAAACGGAGATCCTGCGGGGTTGCTTAACATCATGGCGGTATTATTAAAACCATTGGGCGAAGATTATTCAGACGAACTCTTTGAGCAAAACAGGGTAGACTTTTTACAAATGTCCTTGCAGACATCCTATGAGGTTGCTTTTTTTTTGACGAAGTTAAGCGAGAGATATACCTTAGATTTGCAGACCTCTATGTTGCAAAGGGCGATGGAAAATCTCAATTAGCAAGTGAAAGGCTTAATGAAAAATACGGTTGGTACTTAACAATTAAGAAAGTGGCAGAATCTGGATTGTTTAATTTAAGCGGTTATACACCTATGGAATCAGCAGAAAAAGCAAAATTGTATCAAGTCTTTCAATACCTTGCGAGCAAAGCAGCCGAGGAAAAGGTTATTGAAGACCTATCAAAGCAAAAGAAATAATGAATATACGCGAGATAAGTGACGTTTTCAAAGATACGGCAAACCAAATCACCGCTATAAAAAGCTATAATTTTGGTTGGGCTTCTGACAGAACACGTTCAAGTAACACGGAGGATTACCAGGAGTTAAACGAATTTCCAAGGGTTTTCTTTTCCGTGCCAACGATTATCGGCTCAGACCAAACACGGAAACAGGACACCTATCAAGTGACTTTGTTCTTTGATGACTTACTGGGTTACGATAACAATGGCGATGCCGACCTTACCTTGCAATTAGACAAGTGGGCAACCTTGCAAGTTTATGCCACGGCTTTTATTCAGCGGTTGAATTTGATTAAACAAAGCATTTTACCAAACTACATTTTTATTCCCGATGCTCCAGCAATGACCTTTGATTCCTTTACGGGTTTACAAAGATTAGTCACGGTGCAAGTAACTTTTAATTTGGTTGTTCCTACGAATTGTGAAGTACAGGTAAGTAAATTAATAACTGTTGTTGGAAACATTATTGCTTCTGCTTCTGTTATTGCAGAACTTACCAATACAAATAATCAAAAATTAATTGACGCTTATGCCGAGGCGGTTGCAAATACGGATTCAAGGGCACAAATTAGCCGTAAAATAAATGCCTTAGGTACTGCCATTGCAACATCTTCGGCTGAGGCTGGGTTAAATATGACCTTTGTTTCTTCCGTTTTGGCAACTGCCTTCACCGATGCCAATGCGTTTTTAATAAACATCTTAAACGCCGAAGCCCTTGCAGAAGCGCAAAGTAATGCAAGTGCAATGGCATCAATAGGTGTTAATGCCTCAACTATCGCCACGGCAACGTCAACGGCTTTAGCGGGATTAAATATTACCTTTGTCAGTAACATTGTAGCAACGGCAATAACCACGGCAGATGCCGACATTGTTTTACCAGCCAACACGGTTGAGGCAAATGTAACAGGCACGGCAGATGACACAGGGGCAATCCTTCGCCTTCCAAAGTGGGACAAGGCAAACTACGACACAGCGGACATTGATGACACATTGGCATTTGTTGATTCGTATGACGCGGTGCAGACAAATGTTGCAAGTACGTTTGGGAGTGTTGCTGGAAATTTTAAGTATTATGGTGGCGTATTAGCACCTAATGGTAAAATTTATGGAATACCTCAATCTATAACTTCTATTTTAGAAATAGACCCTTCAAATAATACAACATCTACTTTTGGTAGTATTACTGGAAGTAGTAAATTTTGGGGCGGTGTTTTAGCAGCTAATGGTAAAATTTATGGAATACCATATAATGCAACATTTATTTTAGAAATAGACCCTTCAAATAATACTACATCAACTTTTGGGAGTTTAACTGGGGGTGGTAAATGGGTTGGTGGTGTTTTAGCACCAAACGATAAAATTTATGCCATACCTTTTAGTTCAACATCTATTTTAGTAATAGACCCTTCAAATAATACAACATCTACTTTTGGAAGTTTTGAAGGAAGTAGTAAATGGGCTGGAGGTGTATTAGCACCTAATGGTAAGATTTATGCAATACCCGAAGATAGAACATCTATTTTAGTAATAGACCCATCTAATAATACTACTTCAACTTTTGGAAGTTTTACAGGAAGTACGAAATGGCATGGAGGTGTATTAGCACCTAATGGTAAGATTTATGCAATGCCCGAAGATAGAACATCTATTTTACAAATAGACCCTTCAAATAATACAACATCTACTTTTGGAAGTTTTACAGGAAGTACTAAATGGCGAGGCGGTGTTTTAGCACCAAACGGTAAAATTTATGGAATACCATTTAGTGCAACATTTATTTTAGAAATAGACCCTTCAAATAATACAACATCTACTTTTGGAAGTTTATCATCAGCAATATCAAATAAATGGGTTGGCGGTGTATTAGCGCCTAATGGAAAGATTTATGGAATACCTTATAACATAATATCTATTCTCCAAATCCTTGACTCAGTCACAATAAATGAAAACTTCCCTCTCTCACGTCTTTATAATAAATTATAATGTACAAAAGCGAAAAAATAAACGAAATTATATCCTATATCAAGGACAAAAAGAAGGCAACCCAAGCCGCCTTGAAGCCTTACCTTGTCATTGCTCAGCCTCGACGTGATGCAAAGGAACAGGCAGCGCAAAGTTTTGTCGGAGACAAGTCAGCGATAACGACATGGTGCAGCTACAAGTATATAAATATTAGTGGACAACTTGTTGACGTGGCTCGTAATGCTTTGGCAGAAAAAGCCATTCAACTTGAGGCAAAGTATTTGTTATTAGTTGGTGAAGATACGGTCATGCCTTATTACGGCTTTGAGGAGTTACACAGGACTTGCGAAGAAAACCCAAACACGGTAGCAAGTGGCGTGTATTATTTCAAGGAAGCTGGGGCAATGGTTTTAATTACGGATAAAGACGGTTACAGATGCACGGCAAATGTTGACCCAGACCAAATGATTCTTAATCCAATGCTCATCGGCATGGATGCTATGTTAATTCCTGTAAGCATATTAAAGGAATTAAAGGAAAAAGAACCAGACTGCCCTTTCTTTTGCGTGGTTTCTGAAACGGAAAACACGCCATTTGTTGGCGAAGATGAATGGTTTTTACACTTGCTTTACAAAAACGGTTATAATTGCATTGTTAATACCAATGTTCAATGTTTGCACATGGATTTGGCAACGGGAAATTATAATGCTCATCCAGATGTTAACCTTGATGATTACGTTTGTGAGATAAAACCAAATAGGCGTTTAACTTGCGCAGATAGACATTACTTGCATAAAAGGTGGAACGACAGAGTTCCAAAACCAGAATTATTGACAGAAAAAAACATTACAAAACAAAATAAATAAACATGGGAGCTTTTAGTAATTATTTAGAAAACGAGATACTTGACTGGGTAAACGGCGGGGCATTTCCTTCGCAGCCTTCAGCAACTTGGGTTCAACTTTTTAATGGTTCACCAGACGAAACAGGTTCAGGAGGCACGGGCTTATACACCCGTGTAGCGGTTGCAGCTGGTGGATGGACAACAACCACAGGGGCAACGGCAACGATTACAAATACAAATGCAATCGTTATGAATGCCTCTGCCGCAACTACGGCTTTTGCTGATAACTTTGGCGTATTTGACAATTCGACATCGGGTAATCTTTTGTTCTACGGTGCTTTAGCCGTGGCGAAAACGGTTTCGGTTGGCGATGAAATTCGTTTCAATGCTTCTTCATTGACCATTAGAGTAGATTAATCACGGTAGCCCTTCGGGGTTACCTTACCTTTTATCATGGAAGCATCTTTACAAAAGTTAGCGGATGAAATAAGTGTGTTAGCCATTTCCGTGGTTGCCAATGAATGGCGATTACAGGGGCATGAGTTAACAGGCTCAGCCGTGAAACAAATGGAAACAATGGTAAGGATGGAAATTAATACTTTAATCATTGAGGGCTTTATTCCTGATTACATGGCGATAAATAATCAAGGCGTACCTTCAAACAAGATACCTTATTACCCTGGGAGCGGAAGAAAAACAAGCAAGTATATTGACGGCTTGATGAAATATGTTCAGCAGAGAATGGGTAAAAGTGAAAAGGAATCTAAAGGCATTGCATTCGCCATCGCAAGTAAGCATAAAAAGGAGGGAATGCCAACGAAAAATAGCGTCATTAAGCATTCCAAAACAGGTAAACGAACGGGGTTCATAGAAATAGCATTGGACAAGAATAGTCAAAAGTTTGTTGAGTTAATTGAGGTAAGCGTTGCCGCAACCGTTGAAGTGTTAGTTGAAAGTTATTACAAATCAATATTGAACAGATGAGTTACACGATAAATCCAGACACGTTATCAAGCCTTCTTTATCCTGTATCTTATCGCAGCCTTGAGCCTTCGGCGGTGGTTCAGCAGCAAATAGATGTTTACGTTGGTGGCAGCCTTGCGGGGTCATTCTTAGCAGCCCAGACGGGAACAAGTGGAAGCAGCGCGGTCTTTGATACCAATGTTCAAAGTTTCCTTTATTCCGACGTTGCACCCGTTACGGGGCTTAAAACAAGTTTCTTTGGAACGCTTAACGATTATTCCTTAACAACGAATACGGATGTAATAAAGTCCGTTTACACGGTGGCAAAGAACCAAACGGTATCAAGTGCTGGATTCCTTATAACCTCAACCGCAAGCCAAACAAGTTCAACGGCTTATGTTATTCCTTCCCAGTTTTATGAAAATGAATTTGACTTAAACGACTTTTATTCACCGTCGGCAAATCCCTTTAAATTCCTTACCACTAACAACCAAGACAGGCGATGCAATGATGACGGGAATATATTTCTTTCATTTGTTGGCAAAGGGGTTAACGCGGCTCAGTTTGAATTTTGGACAAAGTCAGGAAGTTCAGCCGTGACGATTGTAGATTTTGTAAACTCAACAGCAAACAATGACTTATATTCTCTTTCTGTTGGTGTTGCTAATATATTTGGGAGCAGTGCTATTTTTCATGGCGGCAACTTCCCCGATAATTCCAGCGCTTATTCGTTTTACGAAGTTAGCGTTGGTTCTTATTCAGGTTCGTATACACGACTTTCTGAAAAGATTCAAGTAAACATTGAGCCAAATTGTTCTGATAACATTGACTTACATTGGTTTGGAAAATATGGCGGTGCAGAAAGTTACCAGTTCCGTGGCTTAATTGTTGACTTACAAAACGCCAATGCTGATATAATCAATATTTCGCAGCCGTGGAACGTGGCGGCAAGTCCACGGGCAAACAGTTTTGACAAAACAATCATCAAGACAAATCAAAGGGTAAACAAACGAAAGCAAGTAAAATGTAATATTCCACACGAAGACGCGGTTTACGTTGCCTCAATGTTTTATTCCCCTGAGGTGTACATCATCGAGAATGGGAAGTATGTTAATGTTACTATTTCCAACGCTGAAACATTGACGGACAACAACAGAACAACGGACATTGAGTTATCTTTTGAAATTACCTATCCAAATAAACCAACCGCCCAGTTATGATAAAATTATTTATAGGCGGGCAAGAAGTAGATTTAAATCAAAATGAAGTCAACGTAACGATTGATTATTCGATTGAAAACATTGAACTCGGAAACATATCGGGTGCGCATTCCAAAAGGAACGTCACCCTTCCAGCAACAAAAACAAACGTAAATATATTTCAAAACATCACAGACGCTGGTGCGATTGTAACCAATGCTTATAAATTATTATCGGCAAGACTTGAAGCCGACGGCGTGCCAATTCTTACAGGAAAAGCAAGGTTGGAGGGTGCAGATTTACAAGCGATTAATTCGGGGTTTGTAGCATCTAATTTTAAGGTCTCCTTGATTGGAAACAATGCCGATTGGTTTTCCGACGTGGGTAACACATTGGTAAGAGATTTAGGTTGGGACGATATAGAAATAAATACAACAAATGTAAAAACCAATTACGACCCGTTGACGTCGGAACATTGCTTTATCCTCATGAAATGGAAAGCGTGGGAAAATGAAACATTCATTGTAAACAATGAAATGACCCCAGCCATTTTTGTCTGGCAAGTATTGGAAAAGGCATTTTTAAATAGAGGTTATCAGTTAAACAGTATTTTTAAGACCGACCCGTTTAACCGCCTTATTATTCCAATGGGCTTAGAACTTGGCGCGGACTACTTAAATGACTTTGTAAACCTCAGGGCTTCATCTCCGAGTCCCTCATTATTAAGCAATTCAAATCCTTCGCCCGTCCTTATAACCTTTACAGACGAAACAACATCGCCAAACTTTGACACGGGTGGAAATTATGTAAGCGGGGTTTATACCGTGCCAATAACAGCAACCTATACGTTAAAGGCTGAATTAAATATTGCCAATACTATTCTTGTGCCTACTTCAACAGATGAAATATTAGTCGGTTGGGAAATAAACGGAGTATTTGAAGAAGGCGAAGACCTTGGACAAGAACCAAGTTTTGACGATTCGGTAATCATTGAATTTATAACTGATTTGGTTGAAGGCGACTTAGTTCGATTTGTCGTAAAACATAATAACCCTGGTTTCCTTATGGGACTAAACGGCTCAATCGAAATCATAGGAAGTAAAGCTATCTTTGAGGCTGGCAGAACATTTGACTTACAATATGTTATTCCTATTACATGGTATGTCCGTGATGTTATTGCAGACCTTACAACCATTTTCAACCTTGCATGGGAAACCAACGTACAAAGCAAACAAGTTTACGCCTATCCAAAGGATGATTATACGATAAGGTATAGGGCTGATGCTACGGGAGCAATAAGCCTTACAAGTTTCGACGGGTTCTTTAAAGGAACAGATAAATACGATTTAAATACCCGTGACCTTGATGGCTCGGAGTTCCAAATCTTAGACGGTTACAAATCAAGTCAGGTGCTGGCATACGCCACGGACGACGATACGACGAATAAGGAAGAAGAAAGACGAGGGGTAAACATTTATTCTGGTGGTTACAATTTCCCGACTGATAGATTTGATAACGGGGTTGAATTTATTTATACAAAGTTCTTTGCCAAAACGATCCACATAAGCGATGTTGAAATAACATCGGGAGGAATTTACGGAGCACAAATGCCGCTTGTCTTTGGCGATGATTACAACACGGTAACAGATGCTGAACCAAACTACAATCTTGCACCTCGTTTGCTTTATTACGCTGGAAGGCGCAACGGCTTAGATGGTTATATAAGATTGTACGATGAAACATCAAGTGCCTCAAGTGCTTTTGATTTTCCAGCGGCGTTTATGGTAAATTACAATGACCCAAGCGGTGGGGATTTTAACCTTTCCTTTTCCGATGAGGTCACCAATTTCACAAACGTAATGCAAGGTATTTTTAAAACCTTCCATTTGCAGACCTACAAGCGCATTGAACTTGGTAAGGTTTACACGACCTTTGCAAAGTTGAAGCCAAAGGATATAACGCAACTATCCTTTAGACGCAAGGGAATCATTGGTTCATCTAACTTTATAATTCAGAGTATAGAATACAACCCGAAGTCAAACAGTCCAGCCAAAACGGTTTTACTTTACGATGAAAAGCCAAATGTAAATGATTTAACAAAAGTTGTCAACACGATAACATTGGCTGGGGCTTCGCCTCAATCGGGAACGGTAACAGGATCGGGCAGCGGCTTAGTGGGTGCAAATGGAGCGACGGTGAACATTCAATTATCTTACACGCCGTTTATTAACTCAATGACCAATGTACTTGTTCTTCCTGTTAACTCAGGTATCACCCAGGTATCAAACACGAATGCAAATGTACTTGTATTCATGAACGGGCAAAAGTTGATACCAACCATTCAATATATAATTAGTGGTTCAACCATTGGCATTAATATAGATACCCATTATGACGGGGCAAATTATGAAGTAGTTGTAAATGGCGTAACAAAAGGATAATCATGGCAGAAAAGGTAATAGGTTTTAAAATCCAGATTGAAGGTTTAGCGGGAACGATTGAAACGGCAACGCAATTAAAAAGGCAAATCGCCGATATAAATTCCGAGTTAAAAAAGACGGCGGACGTTGACGAAATCAAGAAACTTGAAAAGAAGTTAGTCGATTTAAAGGCGGCTCAGTCACTTGTTAACGATGTCACACGGGAACAAGTTAAATTAAGGAAGGAAGAAATTGCGGGGATTGACAAAAGCGAAGGGGCATATCGTCGTTTATCAAAGGAATTAAACGACCAACGGAAAAGATATAAGGATTTAGCAGCCGCCGAACAGGCATCAAGTCAGGAGGCAAGAGATTTAATTGTATCCATTGGTGCATTAGATAAGAAGTTAAAAGGCATTGACGCAAATGTTGGACAATTTCAAAGGAATGTCGGTGGATATACTGAAGCCTTATCAAACTTTTTCCCTAAACTTAGCGGAACATTAGGTCAGGTAACAGGGGCGATTGGTGGAATACAAAACGGTTTTGCAAATTTAAGCAAGTCCTCAGGCGCTTTGACAACGGGACTTGGTGGTATCGGTATTGCATTAACCGCTTTTCAAGCTATTAGTGAAATTGTTGGAAGCCTTATCGAAGCCGCAAGGGCAACAAAAGAGTTATCGGCTCAGGTTACAAACTTTACACAAATTACAGGCGATGAACTTGAAGCCGTTGTCGCAACAAGTCAAGCTATTGCGGTCACTTACGGTAAGAATGTCGATGAAATTGTTGTAGCAGCTAATAGCGCAAGTAAGGCATTGGGTATTTCTTTTGCTCAGGCTTTGGACGTGGTTGAAATTGGATTCAGAAAAGGTGCGGATGCTCAGGGACAATTCCTTGACGGCTTGAAAGAATATTCTGTTCAATTTAGAGATGCTGGATTAAGTGCTGAAGATTTTTTAAGGGTATCCATTGCCTCGGCAAATGAAGGTATATTTTCAGACAAAGGACTTGACGCGGTTAAGGAATTTGGGTTAAGAATACAAGAACAAACAAAGGGTTCAAAGGATGCTTTAACCAATGCTTTTGGCGAAGAATTTACAAGTCAATTATTTGAGAATATAAATAACGGCTCAGTAACATCGGGTCAGGCTTTTGGATTAGTTACCGATAAAATAACAGAAACAGGGATAGCAGGCTCGCAGCTTCAAACGGTTATTGCCAATGTTTTTGGCGCACCTGGGGAAGACATTGGAAAGGATTTTATTATAACCTTAGGCGATGTTTTACAAAGTACGGACGATGTCACTTTATCAACCAACCTTTACCAAAAGCAACAAGAAGAATTATTTAAAGTAAATGAGCAATTAAAAATAAGTGAGGTCGCTTATAATACAACCCTTGCAACAACAGGCGTTGAATTTGAGATTGCAACGGCAAAGGGTAAGATATTTTTAAATAGTGTTTTGTCTGGAATACTTGGATACTTTGAACAAGTTCCAAACCGTTTAAATGCTTATAAAAAAGCCTTCGCAGAATTTACAAAGCCTGAGGGTTCAATCCTTTCCTTCTTTAAAGTTTTTAATCAGCAGATAAAAGATGGAAACAAGGAAATAAATTTAATAAACAAAGAAGCGTTAATTGAACAAGAAAAAAATGCAAAAGCACAGGCAGCAGCAGCATTAAATACTCAGGCTGGTTTAGAACAAAAGTTATCTGATTTAAGAAAACAAAGAAAAGTTGTATTATTTGGCAGCCCTGAATTTAAAAAGTTAGACGTTGAAATTGCCAAAGTTGATGAACAATTAAGGAAATTTAAACCCGAGGTTATTGTAACTAAAGCAGGAACAAAAGCTGGTGAAACAATAGCTAAGTCATTTGTCGATGGCTCAATCGCCGCACTTGAAAATGAACGAGGAAAATTACAACAGGCTTTTTCAAATGCAGTTGCTGGTTCTGGAACTCAAAAAGAATTAGCGGTAAAATTAAATGCAATTAATATTCAAATCAAAGATGCAGTTGAACAACAAAATCAAATATTAGCGGATGCGTCAAGGGGTAACTTGCTTAAAAACTTGCAACAAGCACAACAATTAGCAACTTTACCTTTGACAATTAAACCTTTAAAAAGTATAAAGCAAAGTGATTTAGATAAAAAAGAAGCCGAGGAAATAAAAAAGGTTCAGCAAGATGTTATTAAGTCATCAGATGAGGCTAATAAAATAAGAATTGATAAAGAAAATAAAGCACAACAGGAGTTATACGAAAACAGACAAAAAAATATTGCTTTAGCTGGTGAAGGTGCTATGGCATTGACAAATTTATTTTCAACAATTCAATCAGCAAAATTTAAAAAGGATGCTGAAATACTAAACGAAGAAATACGTAAAACAGAAGAAAGTATTGCAACACTTGAAGCCAAAGCAGAAAAAGCAAGTGGATTAAAAAAGAAGAGATTAGAAAAAGAAATTATTCAAGAAAAAGCATTACTTGAGGAAAAAAATAAAGCAGCCGAAGCATTACAATTAAAGGCAGCAAAGGATGAAAAAAAGATAGCTATTATTCAATCAATTATCCAAGGCGCTTTGGCTGTTCAGCGTGCTTTATCTTTTCCTCCTGGTCCTCCAGTAACGATTGGGTCTGCCATTGCTACTGGAGTTTTATCTGCAATACAAACCGCAACAATAGCCGCTCAACCCCTTGCGGAAGGTGGCGTCGTGACTGGTGAAAGAATTAACCGTAAACAAAACATTCCCACACGTTCAAACGGTGACAATGTACTTGCGTATGTAAAACGAGGTGAGGTTGTATTGAACCAACGGCAACAAAGTTTATTAGGCGGTTCACCAACCTTTAGGCGTATAGGGATAAAAGGATTTGCCGAGGGTGGTTTAGTGCCTCCAATTTCTGCACCAATACAAGCCTTATCAGGAAACAATGATTTAAGCAACTTTTTACAAGTGATTGAGGCAAAGACCGACGCAATTAATAATCGAATTGACAGGCTTCAAGCTTACGTCGTTTCGGATGACATTGCAAGGGATCTCGCTGAAGGGAATAAACTTAAAGTAAAAGCAACTTTATAAATGTGTAATTGTATGAAAGGAAATAGTATTTGGGGTGAACTTGCAAGCCGCATACCCGATGAATATAAGACGCAAGTCATGGCAACGGTTGACAGGACTTACCGTGTTTTGTCGATTGACCCGTCGGATATGGATTATTTATTTCAGATTTATAACAATTTTGTTAACCATTACGAGCCTGAGAGAAGAAATTGCCCAGCGTGTCGGACAAAGGTAGTGGGTAAAATGAGGCAAATAGTACAATTTTGGAGAGATGGAAACCAATAAAAGGGAGATAGACAAGCATTTATTAACCGAGTTTACAGATAGTGTTTTGCATCGTTATAAAACATTATGCGAAAAGGAAGGAATAACGCCAGACTTTTATACCCTTATTGATTTTTTATTCCAAACCAACATTATAAAAGATTTGACGATAGCTAAATTCATGGTCATGGAATTATATCCAGCCGCCTTGTTTGAAAATGAAAGTAAGATGAATGCCATTTTAGATATTAGCATTCAAACGGGGCTTAGTGAAAAAACCGTTTATAACATGATACAACACCCTGAGTCGTTTGGCTATGGAATCAGCAAAAAAAGGAATAAGAAAAATAATAATAAATAAATTTACTGCATGACATACGCGGACTATCCAGACACGGCAAAAAATAACGCAAGGCGCGCACTTGACCATAAGAAAAATGGTTCGAATTGTGGAACGCGTGTCGGCTGGTTAAGGGCAAACCAAATCGCAAACGGCGAAGGCTTGTCGGAAGATACCGTCCAAAGAACTTACAGTTTTCTTTCCCGTGCGGAAACGTATGACCAAGGAAAATACTTTGATGAAGATGGAAATGAAATTTGTGGTTCAATAATGTACGACGCATGGGGTGGTTCTGCGATGAGGGATTGGGCTGAAGCAAAGTTTAAAAAGATTGAAAGAGAAAAGGAAAGTAAAGCGATGGCAAAATTTAATATTGATATTTTAGGGGAAATTTCTGAATCTGTTAATTCGTACAATGCAGTACAAAGGGAAATTAACAACGCGAAGGGCAAAGAAATTAATTTAGTTATATCTTCTGGAGGTGGCTCAGTTACCGAAGGAATGGCGATAGCTGATTTAATTGCTAATTACCCTGAGGAAACCACGGCAACAGGAATCGGACTCGTAGCGAGTATTGCAACGGTTGTACTGTTGTCTGCGGATAATGTTAAAATGACTGAGAACGCCTTCATGATGATTCACCGACCTTGGAGTTATACGATGGGTAACGCCGACGAACTTGAGGCAACGGCTGAATTGTTAGACAAGATGGAGGCAAAGTTATTGGACATTTATACCGCCTCCGTTTATAAGCGCAAAGGGAGACAGAAAGACCTTGAAAACAAGATTACACAAATGATGGCAGCCGAAACATGGTTGACCGCACAGGAAGCATTAGAGTTTGGTTTCATTGATGAAATTGTAAAAGTTGGCGAAAAAAATATTGATTTATTACCGTTGCAAAATAGCCTAAACAAATTTCTAAATGTACCAGCTGCATTATTAACCAACAATAAAAAAAATGATGACATGGGTAATTCCATTTTAGAAAAAATCAAATCGCTTTTAAATAATATGGACGATAAAGAAAATATCGAAAATGTTATGCAAGAAGAAGAGGAGATGAAAAAAGACGAACCAAAGAACGACGAGGTTGGCGATGCCATCCAAATGTTAAAAGACAATGGCTACTTTGTAATGTCTCCCGAAGAAATGGAGGCAATTCATTCAAAGCAAAAAGAGGAAATGGAATCGATGTACAAGAAGACCGATGAACAAAAGAACTCGATTAATGAAATTGAAACAGTTCTGGAAACATTGGGCAAAGAATTAGTAGCCCTTAGGGCACAAGTTAAAAAAGGCGTTGGGCTTCCTTCGGGCGGGACAACGGCTGAAAAGATTATTGAAACAAAAGCAAAATTGAGTCCCTTTGATTCTTTTGCTTCATTAGTTAAATCTAAAATTTCACAAAGATAATGGCATTCAATCCAACCGCCCAGAATGAGAATGGCTTTTTACAATCCAACACTTACGTTGGAAAAAATAGCCTTAATC